CGGCCTAGCTTGTCAATAGGTGAGTTTAAATTTAAAACAATCTCGAAAAGACAAGCCTGTGATCCAGACCAGTATATATAAAGATGTGACCTGCTCGGTAAAATTCCTCCGGACTATGCCGGAATACAAAACAAGTTCGATCACACGTTTATATAGGGACATAGTCCGACGACTGTAAAAGCCGTTCCCCGGCCACCGGGGAGTAATGCAAGATGGCACATCTAGCCTACAATTTGACCTTTGTAGATGATAGGTGTTGACATAAAACCATGAAAGGTCAAGTCTTCACCACCACTCACAGACAAAATAGCATCAAGGTTAGGTGATGTGTTGACTAGGTGCGTAAAGGACACTGCTGGTTGATCTGTTATGTACAGACTGCAAGTGAAATCTTTACAAGGATAAAATCTAAGGCGGGAGTACCATGGGATCTCTACCATTTTTAGACCCTTTGGTACGAGTTGTTGGCCTGGTATGCCAGAATCATAGGCATCTAGCAATTTTTGTGCTCTATCAAAATCATTGGGAGGCACAATAGAATCCTCGTTATAGACTGAGTTGGGAAGGAATCCTGGTTGAACCAGCTCTATCCCAACAAATCTATCATCTTGCGATGTAATTGCCCAACGCATGCTTCCTCTCCTGGCTAGAAACATACCACCTATATAATTTACCAAGGTCATCGTTTTCCATGGCAAAGGAGTGGTATTGTGGCCTCTGGCGGGTGGATATGAAGTCACCCACATCTTTGACCACACTGGCTCTGTAGGGGATAGAACCCATGTAGCATAATTGCAGAACCTTTTGAGAAGCGGTCTCAGCGATCTGACTGACTCTCCAAAGAAAATCAGATCAGATTCATCATCTTCAACTTTCTCCCCAAAGTAGTGCATTGGCTCAACTGTTTCAACCGAGTGACAAACAGCTGTGGGTTCAACGGAAGCTTGCGCTTTTGTTCGCCTTGGCCACTTTGGACCCAAGGACTTGTGAAGAGGTCTTGCTACTTCTAAAGACTCTTCAGAATCTGAGGAATCAGGATTCTTTTTCCTGGTGGGCTGTTGTGGGTCGGCTGGACCGAACATCATTTCTCGTAACCCAATAGAATCGGGTGCGGCAAATTTAATATTTGGTCCTGCCTTAACATAGACTAGGATATCAACCTGGGCATCGTTGATAGAATTGGCATATGGAGCTCTCAATTGGTTAAGAACCGAAAGAGTTAACATACCATTTGCTTCCTCAGAAAAATCAGTGCCATTCATGGCATTAGTTTCAAATCTGGTGTTGAAAATATCTGCGCTCATGCGCTGGTAGGCTACAGGTTGAGCCCAACCAACACGAACTGTGAAATCCCTGCTTTCCGAGATGTCAATCACAAGATTTTCGCCAGTATTAAATGATTGTCGTTCATCAACAACCATAGATTGGGTTGCAAGTGCATTGTACCCAACTTTCAGCTTTCCCTTGTGAAAGGCAGTGGAACAAATTTGAAATCTAAAATCTATCTCGCCTCGCCAATAGCGAAATAGAAAAGCGATATAGGCCATAGGTGACATATGTCTTCCTCCATTGGCGACATCGTAATCAAATAGACACGGTGATACCTTTGAATTGAAGAGAATGTCATCAGCGCCATCACTTATCTGCCATGTGCACTTGGCTAGAAGAGTTTCCTTTGAACACAAGGTGGCAATATCCAACTCGTCAATATTTGGGAATCCAGCAACCCTTGGGTCAATGGATACCTCATTGCGAGCATCTACTGCCAACTTGTACAGCGGAATAGACTCATTCGTTACAGCCATAGGGGCCTGCAACAGATTCACAAACCTTTGAGGGCTTTGCAAGTCTGTAGGCCGCGAATAGCCCAACGATCTAGCCACGCTGGCCACGCCGCCAGCCGCCACCGAAGTGGCTTTTGCATATGGCCCCACACCTGGGACCTTGGACAGCATGCCTGCTGCTTCTTGCACTGCCGTTGCAACCTTGGACACAGGACCTGTATCATCCTGTTCTGTCTTTTCCAGACCCATCTGCATCCTTGTTGCCAACGGTGGTGCTGCGGCCGGTGAAGAGTAAGTTTGCCCAACAAAGGAAACTTCGGTCATCCAAGCATACAGAGTTATGTAACAACCTCCTGAATGCTCTGAGATTGACCTTAATGTCGCCACGTCCCGCAACGTCAAGACTCCCATCAGTAGACGATCTGCTGCTGATGTTAGTCTTATAGCATTTCGGGGGTAGTAGAAAGGACACATAAGCTCGCACCCTGTACTCGTGGTCGGGTCGATGTATCCTACAATTCTTTGCGACTCTCTTATTGGCCTGTACTCTGTTGAGACTGTATCGGGGGTCTGTGCGTCCATGTCCTCTAAGGGATAATAGGAGGCAAGCATCCTGCCAGAGTAGAAAGGATTCCCAGCGATCTGGATTTTGAGGTGTAAATTGCCTCTGATTCCGTAGAAATGCTGAGTTTTGTTCCACACTGCTGGGTTGGTTAGAAACTCTTCCCACACGTGGATCTTCTGCTCGAATGCTGCCCCTATCGGCCACTCGATTGGATCGACAAGGCGCACAGGACGCTCTAAAAAACGCCCTAAATCCGCCGATACATCTGCACTAGAGTAAGTCTTGTCGACTGGCGCTCTCACTCCATTGAGCGTTCCAGCCTCACTGGTACCAAAGGAGACCTGTTGTGTTGAGGTCTCACTTGGAGCTTGGTTTTGTTCATTGTGTTTTTCAGCGAGTCTAAGGGTCTAGTAGAAGCACGACTCAAAGCCACTACATCATCGACCAGGTGCGGCTGCGCTCCAACGCTCCCCTAAATAGGGGGATCTCTTTAGTGAGACCAGATCTTGTGCCACGCGCATTAACTCTATAAGCCGCAAGAGTATTACGTAATCTGTGACAACAAGGGATTCTTTGGTTTAACTAGCACGTACCTGCGCTAGGAGGGATAAGTTTTAATGCATTCCAGGCAAAAGTGGACAAGTTACACGCATTCCGGGCGTTAATGGATAAGTTTTAGAACCTTCCAAGTTCCTAAGAATCTACTTCTCAGGTAGATATCTCTCCATCCACTCATCCCTATGGTCATCATAGGTAAAGTCAAGACGAGGCACCCAATCAAGAATTCCTTGCTTTTCAGCAATTCTTTTGAGTTTTTCACGCATTTCCTCGTACTTTACTCTACCATGAGCAAAGCTTGAACGTAGTGCTCCATCGAAGTTGCACGCCATTTGAGCTTCAGCACTCAGAGATGATTTTGTACCAACCATGAGTGATTTTAGGATTGAGTCCATAGCGATTGCACCTACTCTGATCTTTGTACCTTCAACTGTACCAGAGACCATCTTTATGAAGTCCCCTTGTGGATTCCACTTTGCCGAGAACGTATCACTCTTGTCTGCAGGTGTGAACACATATCCCCATTCTGCGAGAACTCGAGAGACAGCAGGAGCGTTAAAATATAAGTGATTTTTATGAACACTAGCTCTGCAATCATCTCCATAAGTTCCTAATTTTGCAGCGTCACGGAAAGTCTTCAAACCTCTGTTCAGCTTCTTAGCTGAGCACCGCAAGTTAACACTGTTCCCACAGCAATTGATCTCCACAGTACCTGGTAGCCCTGATGATGTAGATCCAAACGCCTGAATCATGTCTCCATTGGCCATAACCACAGGATACATAATCTCTGTGAAGATCCCTCTAATCATCAGCCTGTCGCGATCGGTGATGTTGGGACACATTCGTGATAGTTCCAAGAAGACTTGTGCCACAGCACCATTGGTCGCTGAACTCTGTCTCAAGTCCCACTTGCTGTAGTCACCATCAAAAATGTATTCCTCAGAGTATTCAGTGTGCCACTGCATCCACTCTTCCCATTCAGGACCATGCGGATTCATACCAACACAACACTCACCATACTCAAGAGACATCTTATACAAACGCATCAGCATGGATAGGTACTTGCGTACTACCAAAGAAAAAGCAAATTCTCCAACCGAAAAGAAGCG